CCCATGGATATTCGAGCTGGCAGCAATGTGCGCCTGAGGTTCAGCAACATCCCGGGCCACCACCCCATGCACCACCACAGCCCCAGCACTATGAGACTGGGCAGACGTGCCATCCTGGCCCCGGGTTACCGTCAAATTGCCCCCAGAGGGGGCCGTGACAGTCACAACCTCAACCGTGGCAGCCCCATAATCCAGAATCAAAGTATACGGGTAGCTGACAGGCAGACCGGCGGTAGTGCCCAAACTGATGATGGTGTCACCGGCAGAGACAGGTGCCGATAGCGTGGTTTGGACGCTCGTGTTGCTGTAATTCCACGTCATTGTTCGGTCACCTCGTGAAATGCATTTGCGGCGGATGCCTCAACAGTTGGCCGTCCCGCTCGTCCTGAAGGCGGCGTTTAAACAGGGCATCCAGATATTTGGCAATGTTGGTGGCAGACCCGGGCGGGGTGGTTTCAGCCTTAGCCACATTGGCCACCGACTCTAGTGAGATCCGGGACGGTTCCACATAGCCGATGCAGCGGGCCGTAGCCCCCATCACAAACAGATCATGAACCTGATTGTCATAGCCGTAGGTCGACAGATCATCCGACTGGCCAAGTGTTGCCGGTGGATTCTTGACGTACTGGACCCTCAGCCGGTTAGCGCCAGGCCACGCGCCAGAGAACAACTCCAGCTCGACCGGATCACCAGCCCGCTTATTCTGCTTCCACCTACCCGCCTCAACCCACAGACCAGACGCCCCAGGGGCCAACCACTGTGCCTGCAAAACGTGATGGCAATCCGAAGGCATCACATAATTGGTCTTGACCGGAACCACCGTAAAGAACGCCTCACCCACCGCATACACGTCCGGGAAAACCTCGCGAATAACACCCCACAAGGCGTTACGGATACGCTGCCGGGGAAACAGCGGGTTGTTGACGACCTTCGCATTGGCTGAATGGGCCACCGCCTCGGTTTGCGACTGGGCCCTGCCCCATGGGGCGATAGTGACCGCCCCCGTGTTGGTGTCAACCATAGTCACATAGACAAGCTCGTCCTCGATCTCCACCAGGCCCGGGGAAACACTATTTTGGTCAGCCACATTGAACGTGGTGGCCACGTCTGTGATAGAGCCAGTCAGCGACGTTTTAGATTCCTGAGATCTGACGTAGCCGTGCAACACATCCGACACTTCATCTATAAGCTTGGTTAGGGTCATTGGCCCTTCGCTGATAGCCATAGGGCCTCCCCCCTAGTCCTCGGGCAGATGCGCCAGCGGCTTAGCCGCATTAAACGCCCGGCCATGCCAATTCGACTGGTCAAGCGCATACCTGACCGCCTGCGTAGTGGTGCCGCCCGGCTGAATACCCTGGGCCCTAGCTGCCCGGTAGGCGTCACATTCGCGCTCATTCTTCTTGTCTGCCGTATAGTCGTGTCCCCGCCAGGACTGGCAATAGCCGATGTGTAGGTTTTTGCGGCGAAGGCAGGCCCCGTAGGTGGGGCAGCCTTCGCCGCAGCTACAGGTTGTCACTTCTTCTTCGCACCCTTGGTCTTGCCCAGCTTCTTATTGGCCTTAGCCTCGATTGCCGGCCGCTGGCCGGGTGGGGCATTGTGCTCCAACCGTTTAGCCGCAATCGCATGGGCCTTATCAGGGATAGGAAACGAACCAGGTCCAGGGGCTTTGGAGGGAACAGCAAAGGCGCTCTTAGGGAGCGCCCTCCGCTGCTTGCTAGTTAGCCTAGCCATGGTCACTTGCCCCTACGCTGAGCCCGGAGCGCCTTCTTCGCTGCCGCCTTCTTTGGTACCGGGGTCGCAGCAAGCGCCTTTCGCGCAGCCATGGCCTTCGGGTTGTTCAGCTTGGTTCCGGGCGAGTTGGGGGGGAAACTGGAATCAGACATGGATGACCTCACAGATCCAGGGCCGCACGAACGAAACAGTCCTTCGCCTCAAGCAGCTTGCGTAGCCCGGCCGACAGCTCTGCGTTAAACGGCAGGTCGTCAACCATCTTGTGTGCTAGGCCGTGGAATCGCATGGAAAGAGACTGAAGGTTCTCGGGAAGGTGGTCGTATTCGAAATAGCGAAGGATGGCGGGCTGGTCGCTCATTCGGGTGGCTCCTAGGTTATGTATGCGCCGTAGCCGGCATTAGTCAAAATCGTGACCTCACCGGCGGTCAGGTCGTATTCGTGGCCACCCAAATACACATGGTCATAAGCGTCAAGGTCGGCCTGATAGGGGTAGGTGGTGGCGGTGACCGTCGTTCCACTCACCAGAAGGGTTTGCCCCCGGGTCAGCTTGTAACGGCCAAACAGGGGGCTCGTGGTCCACAAGTTTTCCTCATACGTTGGCGTTTTGAGTCTCGGCATAGGCAACCCCCAGGAAAACGGCTGGGGGCCCGTGTGGGCCCCCAGCCGGTAAGCACAAACCACACAGAAAGGCTTACGCCATCTGCGCGCTAAGAGTGCTAGAGGTTTCAATCCGAACAAGCGACTCTTCCCGGTACCGCGCCCAACCTGCCACGCCATACCACCCAATCGGGCGGAACCGGCTAAGCTTGTCAGTCACAGGACCGATATGGACGCCAAACTCCTCGGCCACGGCCTCAGCCACAGCCTGCTTGCCCATCATCACCGAACGGTAAACCGTCGCCGCCGTCACCCCAGGGTTAAACCCATCGACGGCAGTGAAAATGCGGGGGGTTTCGATGAACTGGGCACCCTCGAAGATGCCGATAGTGCCACCCCAAATGTTGCCGGCAGCCTGGTATTCGTGAGGGGTTCGCCATGCGGCATTGGAGGTCTGCTGACGAAGGTCAACCGACTGGTCCGGATGCACATAGCACAGGTAGTTGCCATCCACGCGGGGAATGGACTTGTTGTTACGGAGCTTAGCCACCGTGCCCCGGACAGTTCGACCAATCAGAAGGTCAGTCGACCTGACGGTGTTAGTGGCGCCAGAATTGTATGCAAAGCCGCCGTTGACCTCACGCCACACGTTGGTTCCGGCACGGGCAACATCACGGACAATCGTGTCAACCGAGTCGAGCATGTTGAATGCGATGACGTCTGCGATGCCCGGGTCAACATCGGACAGGGAAAGCAGCCGAAGCTTGCGGGTGACCAGAGCAACGTTTCCGTACTCGTTGAGGGTCACAGTTACAGTGGACGTGCTGGGCACGGCCACACTGTCAGGATCAGTGGTCTCGGTAAGAGCGCCAGTGGCGGTCGCCATGTCGGCGTACAGGTTGAAAATAACCGAGCTGCCGGGCATAGTCTGCTGGACGGGCCGCTTGTCAACAGCGGCCCTCCACTGGGGCTGGCTACGAAGGGCAAACTCAACCAGACGGTCATATGCCGCCTTGACAAGATTATTACCGAGGCTTGACCCTGAGGTATCAGTATAGGCGTTAGCCATTTCTACTCATCTCAAGGTGAAGAGATGACAGCTTTAACCCATGCCGACACCACCCCCGTGCGCTTGAATAAGCTTCACCAAGTCGTCGTGTTTAAGGTCCGGATCAATGATCTTGCGGTACAGGTCTTCTGGCTTAGTCTTAGGGGCGGCAGCATTGTTGCTGGCCGCAGCCATTCGAGCCATAGCATTGATCGTGTCCACATACTGCTGATCCATGTCGCCAGGGTTGTTGTCGCCCGTGTCATCGCTGCCGTCGTCGTCCGGCGTCTGTGGGCTGGCCTGTGCGGGAAACAGATCGGCGTAGTCCTTAAGCCACGTTTCGATGGCTTCCGGGGTTGGGTCGACATTAGACGGGATCAGGGTTGCGAGTTTCGGATTGTGCTTCTTGCCGGCAAGGATCTCTTTCAGGCTGGTGGTCCGCTGTGCGGCCTCAGCCCTAGTCACCTTCTCCAACAGGTCGCGGTTTTCCTTCTCAAGCTGCTTAAGCCGGGCCCGCACCGGATCCTTACCCTGCTGCTGGCCTTGCTGTTGCTGCTGCTGGCCTTGATCGTCGTCATCGTCGTCGAGCTGCCAAGTGGTCAAATTGATACACCCATTCGTAGTCAGAATTGCGCGCACCCACAAACCGGCCCTGGGGACGGCTCGGTTTGGCTGTGCGCGGCTACCCGG